CCCCTGGCAAAAAAGCCCGGCCTCTTCAGATAGCCCGGCACTCTTTACTGATGCGCCTTGGCTGCAAGGTGTATGTCCTTGATAACACTGAACAGATAGGAGTAATTCTTGATGATATACAAACCTCATAACTACCAAACCTATGCTACCGAATTCATTCTTGAACACTCCCAAGCTGCTGTGTTCTTGGATATGGGTCTCGGAAAGAGCGTTATTACCCTGACTGCCATCCAGGAACTTTGCCTGAACCGCTTTGAGGTAAAAAAAGCCCTGGTAATTGGACCGCTCCGAGTAGCCCGGGACACCTGGCCGGCAGAACTCGAAAAGTGGGACCATCTGAAGGGCCTTACATATTCGGTGGTAGTAGGAACCGCTGCAGAGCGCCGAGCAGCCTTAAAAAAGAAAGCGCACATCTATATTATCAACCGCGAAAACATCCCCTGGCTTATTGATGAAAGCGGATACCCCTTCGACTTTGATATGGTAGTCATTGATGAGCTCTCTTCGTTTAAGTCCTACCAGGCTAAGCGCTTCAGAAGCCTTCTTCGTGTAAGGCCGAAGATAAAACGCATAGTTGGACTTACCGGAACCCCCTCAAGCAACGGTCTGATGGACCTCTGGGCCGAATTTCGCATTCTGGATTTCGGAGAACGCCTCGGGCGCTTCATTACCCATTATCGTAATACCTACTTCCAACCCGACAAGCGAAACGGTATGGTCATTTATTCTTACAAGCCTCTCCCCGGGGCTGAAAATGCCATATATTCAAAAATATCCGACATCACGATTTCCATGAAGGCGGTTGACCACCTGGATATGCCCGAGTGCATTATGAATAACGTGCGCGTTTCCCTTTCAAAGGAAGAAAAAGCGAAATATGACACTCTCCGAAAAGACCTGATTCTTTCAATAGGCGAAAACGAAATTGATGCGGCAAATGCAGCCTCCCTCTCGAACAAGCTCTCGCAGATGGCAAACGGAGCGATTTATAGAGGCGACAGAGAGTTCATAGAAATACACGACCATAAGCTGGATATGCTGGAGGACCTGATAGAAGCCGCTAATGGCAAGCCTGTTCTCGTCTCCTACTGGTTCAAGCATGACCTTGAGAGAATTCGCCGGCGCTTTAAGGTCCGTGAAATCAAAACTTCGAAGGATATACTTGATTGGAATGCCGGAAAAATACCGGTCGCAGTTATCCACCCCGCTTCTGCCGGGCATGGCTTGAATTTGCAGGCCGGCGGTTCCACCCTTATATGGTTTGGCCTCACGTGGAGCCTGGAACTCTATCAGCAAACGAATGCCCGACTTTGGAGGCAAGGCCAAAAGGAAACCGTGGTCATTCACCACATCATAACTGAGGGCACCATTGACGAGCTCATTTTACGAGCAATAAACAAGAAAGAAAAAACGCAAAACGACCTTATTGATGCAGTAAGGGTCACCTTGAAAGGAGGTTAAATATGACGCCCCATGAAACCCTGGCAAAAGCCATAGTAACTCAGGCTATAGCCGACTATATTCCCTTTTATACAGCGCTCGAAAAACATCGGGCCATAGATACGAGCCTCTTTGATAAGGAGATGCTGAAAAAATACAATAAAGATCTCGCGAAACTCGAGAGGGACTTTGATGAACTTGTCGACTTCTTCTACTCCCCTTGGTTCACGCAGCTTACCGACCTTAACCCCCAACTCATACTTGATAAACTCGGAAAGGAGATTGATAGACGTGACAGCGAAAGAATACATCGGTCAAATATCAAGGCTTGAAAGCCATATCAACGCTAAAAAGCAGCGTATTGAGGCTATGCGCTGTATGGCCACAAGTGTCGGGCCCAACTATAGCGGAATGCCGCATAACCCCAGTAAATCTGTATCTCCTATGGCTGATGCAGTATGCAAGATTATCGACCTTGAAGATGAAGTCAGGAAAGACGAATACAGGCTTCAGGAAAAGCGCCTATTTCTCCTCGAACTTATAGGCCAAATTGAACACCCTGATTATCAGACTATTCTGATTAAGCGCTATGTCGAACACTTCTCCTGGGAGGATATTTCTAGGACTTTATTCTTCACAAAGCGCTGGGTGTTTACCCTTCACGGTCGCGCCCTGCTGGAGCTCGACAATTTGCTTAGGAATTCCCCGCGCATCCCTTAAAGAGTTCACTCGAATTCACTCGAAATCACTTGAGTTCACTACCCCTTATGTGATATACTTATAATGGAAAAGCAGAATACGAAAAGCCTGTGTGGGACTAGTTCTCGTGCAGGCTTTTGTTATACCCGAAAGGAGGTAGCAACATGCCTACCAAGCCTAAGAAACCCTGTAGCTTCCCGGGCTGCCCCCTCCTTACCCACGACCGCTACTGCGAGGAACACACCAAGGTCATGAACGCACGTTACAACAAGTACGAGCGCCCATATGATTCCTCAGAAAGATACGGTTATAAGTGGCGGCGCATACGAAACAGATACATTGAAGCACATCCCCTCTGCGAGGAGTGCCTAAAAACCGAGCGCTACACGCCGGCACAGGAAGTCCACCACATCCTCCCTCTCGAAAAAGGAGGAACTCATAACGAGGATAACTTGATGGCACTTTGCAAGTCTTGTCACTCACGAATCACTGCGGAAAGTGGTGACCGCTGGCACAAAAAATGATACCGGGAGGGGCGGTCAAAATCTCTACGTGTATTTATTTCGACAGCGGGCTGGGGCTCTCGTGTGCAAAAATCCAAAAACAAACAGGGTATTAACTCCAGGAGGAAAAAACAGTGGCAAAAGACGGCACAATGCGAGGAGGTCCCCGCCCCGGTCAAGGCCGACCGAGGAAGGCGCTCGCAGACAAAATCAATGACGGAACAGCGGATGGCGCTCTTGTACTGCCCATACCCGCTGAATTCACCGGTGAGGATGTTCCCCCGGTAAAAGAATATCTCAAAGCTCATCAGAAAAACGGAAAAGAGTTCTGCGCCGAAGCGGTCTATAAAGAGGTTTTCCTTTGGCTTAAGGCCCGAGGATGTGAACGACTCGTAAGTAGCCAGCTTGTGGAACAGTATGCAATGACTGTCTCACGATGGGTTCAGTGCGAAGAGGCCATCTCAGAGTTCGGCTTCCTTGCAAAGCACCCTACAACCGGCAACGCGATAGCTTCTCCCTATGTTTCTATGAGCCAGCAGTACATGAAACAGTCCAATCAGATCTGGTACCAAATCTACCAGGTAGTTAAGGAAAACTGCTCGGTGGACTTTGGCGGGGTTAGTCCCCACGACGATATGATGGAAAAACTACTTCGTTCAAAGAAAGGAAACTAACCATGTTTGAAAAAGTTAATCCCTGCCACCCGGATAAGGTGGCTGACAGAATTGCGGGTGCATTAGTCGACATAGCCTACCGCAATGCAAGAAATCCCCGCATCGCAGTCGAGGTTCTTATCGGCCACGGCACTTGCCACATTATTTCGGAGACCTCGGTGCATCTTCCTGACCACGAGGTTGTCGAAGCGGTCCGCCGCATTGCCGGGGACATTGCTCTTGACTATGTCGAAGTGGAACAGGACGCGCACCTCTCTCGTAATCAGACCGGCCGCATTCGCTGCGGTGATAACGGTATCTTCAAAGGTGTACCCGTAACCAGTGAGCAGCTCACGCTTTCCCTTGTGGCAAAGGCAATCTTCGAGCACTTTCCCACTGACGGAAAATACATCCTTAATGGTGAGCGCCTCATCATTTGTCAGAGCAATGCAACAACCGCAGAGCTCAAGGATGCCTACCCTGATGCAGAAATCAATCCTCTCGGGGATTGGACAGGCGGCACCAACGTAGACACCGGCGCTACCAACAGAAAGCTCGGAAGTGACATGGCTGACAGTGTTACCGGAGGCGGCCTTCACGGAAAGGACCTCTCCAAGGCAGATGTCAGTGTTAACATCTTCGCCTGGCTCAAAGCACAGGAGACCGGCGAGCCTGTCGAGTTTTGCTGTGCTATTGGTGATGAGACTGTTGGCGGAATTCCCTACGAAGAAATCGTGGAGACCGCAAGACAGTTCATTCAGAAGCTCGGAGGGTTTGAGAAGTTCGCTGAATGGGGCTTGGTGTAAACCAAAGTTAGCGAGGTGATACCTATGAACGTATTACGAATAGATGTTGGTGTTCACACCCTTCTTCATATAAACCTTTCCAACGTCGATTTTACGGGTATCAAAGAAATTGTTTTCACTGTTAAAAATTTCTCTGATGTAGAATCACCTGTCATTATAGAGAGAACATTTACGGAGCCTGGGTTTTACGAGGTTATGATCTCACCCCTAGAGAGCATTGCACTCTTCCCCGGCGCTGAGTACGACTTCAATCAAGTCCTTACTGATGGAACACGCATGAAAATTTCTGACACCGGCAAAATCATCTTACGTAAAGGCGTAGGTGA